TTGTTGGGAGAGGCGGAAATCCCATGCGGCGATCTCCATTCCAAAAAGCAGACATTGCGGCGACATGATGCGATCGAAAACGGCATTGCCGGCGTGGACGATCTGGACCTCAAGGATCGCATAGAGACTCTCGAGGCGACAAGCGATCAGGCAGAGACCGCCGCGGCATGGGCGACGGCGTCGCTCAGCGCTGAATGCCCGAAGGCGGTTGCACAGCAGGTGAAAGTGCCGGCTGACGAGGTTCGAATTCTCGGCTCCAAGCGCAATCTGCTGCAAGCGCTCGTCGCGGAGGTTGCGAAAAAAATCGTGCGCGGTGCCCGGCTTTGTTCCGAAATGGTGCCCCTGGCCGGACTGTAGTAAAACCTTGGTTTCAGGACTTTAGCCCTGTCCAACCGCAGTTTTTCACCCATGGATTCCTGCGGCTTCCCGGAGCGATTGTCCAACCTAAAAAGCGAGCCGGAACGCGTCGGCAAACGCGCCCGGCTCTGACCAACGATGAGGTGACATCGCATGGCTAGCGCCACACATGGGGCCAACGTCCCCGCAATGCAACGAACGGTCCTTGATCTCATCCATGAGTATGAGGACAAGGCAGCTTACATCCCGCAAGCGATCGCCGATTTTGAAGCTGCCTTTGAACGTCTCGGCATGGCCGCGACCGTGCAGGGGTGCTTTGTCGCGCCAGTCGGCAGCAAGTCCTATCTCCACGAGCGCGAGATGCAAAAGAACCTGCTCTCGTCGGGCTGGAGGGCGATATACAACCGTCTCGACATCGCTAAGATCGCGAGCGCGAAGGACAAGCAGCTTTTCGACCGCACGCTTGCCGACCCGCCGCCGCTGACGTTCGACAACGCCAAAGCTACCTTTCGCGACTATCTAGAGCGCCCGCGCTTCCATATCTTGAAGGGGCTGGCGGAAGTGTTCGCCGACCTCGACCCGGCTTACAAGTCGCACAGCAAGGTTCGGATCGGCGTCAAGGGCCTGCCCAAGCGCATCATTATGACCGGCTGGGGCGAGTATAGCAGCGGCTGGGCCGTGGATCGCTTTCAGGATATGGTCAACGCCCTCGCGACCTATCAGGGCAAACCGGCGATCGGCTGGGGCGAGATACGCGACATCGACCGTCGCGGTGATACCGTCATGGAAGGTCGCGGGATCACGGTTCGCCGTTTCCAGAACGGAAACGCGCATGTCTTCTTCGACAAATGGACCTTGTTCGACATCAACAAGGCGCTGGCCGAGTTCTACGGCGAAGTCCTTCCCGACGCCGAAGAGGATGGGGTAAAGCCGAGCGGCAGCACGGCGGTTGCCAATGATCTACAATTCTACTGGTCACCGCCCGCCGTGGTCGAGGAAGCCCTGTCCTTCGCGGACGTATGGGCGCGCACTCAGTATAGCGGTGACCGTCCCGCCCTTCGGGTACTAGAGCCGTCGTGCGGTGACGGTCGCATTCTCGACGCTATAGCCGAGCGTGGCTATCGGTCGCTTGGCGTCGAATATCATCCCGAGCGGGCGGCACAGGCTCGCGCCAAGGGTCACTCCGTTGTGACCGGGAATTTCCTCGAGCAAGCGCCCGTCCCTGAGTTTGATCGGGTCGTGATGAACCCGCCGTTTTACGGGCGCCACTACGCCCAACATGTAAGGCACGCTTACAAGTTCCTGAAACCCGGCGGCACGCTGGTCAGCATCCTGCCCGCCACGGCTCACTATGACCACGGCGAGCTTAAGGGCGAATGGCGCGACCTTCCGGTTGGCAGCTTCTCCGACGCCGGGACGAACGTGCCGACCGGACTTCTTCGCATGAGGAAAGCAGCATGAACCCTTACGCTGGACCGCTCTTCTATCCGCCTGTCGGCAAGACTGCCGTAATGGGAACCGGAAGCCGTATCGAGATTTGGCCGAACGAGTCGGAAAGTGCGGACTGCTTCACCGGATTACTCCTCAAGGACGGGCGCACCGAAGCTCAGCGCGTCGTCTTTGACCTGTCCGTCATGTGGGACCGGACGCAGATCGAGCGCATCGAGGAACCGACCCCCGATGATCTGCGGCTTGGCTGGCTTCCTCGCGAGGGCAGCGCATGACCCTCCTCCTGATCGCGTTCATCGGCTGCGCTGCCGCTCTTCGCGCCCGAGCTTCCCACGATAACAGGATAGAGAGACCATGAGCGAGAGAGAGCAGATCGTCGCTTGGTTGCGCGCTGAGGCGAAGCTTTGTGATTGCCATGCACACAGCGCGAGCGAATGCGTCTGCGGGGCATGGGATGGCTTGTTGGACGAGCGCAGCTTCAAGCGCGTTTATGTCGAGGATGTTGCAGACGCAATCGAGCGCGGCGACTATCGAGGAACCCTAACCCATGACCGATGACTTGATAAGCATCCACACTTGCCACGCCGAGTGCCCGCGCCCTCTGTGTGTCGCACAACGGACCATCGCCACTCAACAGGAAGCGATAGACGAGCTGGTCGTGGGGCTGCGGGCCATGTCGGAATACGCCGATCAACAGCAAAGCGGCGATAGAGACGACTGGGCCGCCGGAGCCGATCATGCGTACCGCGATATGGAAGGCCAGATCGACGCCCTCCTCTCCAAGCACGGACAACGGACATGACCGATGAAGTCTGCAAGCTGTGCGGGGAAAACGTGGAGGCTCACAGGCTTGGGCATTACTGCGGCATGTTCGTCACCGACGAAGACCCGCGCACCAAGGCCCTCCGCACCCGTATAGCTGAGCTGGAGGGGGCGTTGAAAGCTTGCGCCGAAGCGCCCCACAGCGGCTGGACGATTGCCCAAGCGCTCGCCCGCGCCACCCTCAACGGGGAGAAGAAAGATGGATGAGCTGGCGACGACATTCCCCGGCGGTGCGCCGGATCGGGAAACCTTCGACCTGATGAAGCGACTCTCGGACTTGCAGGGCTGGTGCGTCCTGATGGCTAGCAAGGACAGCGGCGGCCTGCCCGCTGCGCAATTGGTGCAGGACGTCCGCGCCTACATCGTCGAGCGTCAATATCCTCGCGCCCGCGCCGCTCTACAGGCAGCAGGAGGGAAAAAACGTGCGTAATCTCGAACGCGCCGGCCAACGCTTCGCCATAGGCCTAGCCCTCGTCCTCTTTGCTGCGACGGTGCTGGGCTTGTTGCAGATGTTCGGGGTGCTTTAACGCTGGCTTCAATTAGCCTGGGAGTTTTCAAGTGATTTAAGGCTGGGTTGAATAAGGCGGCGAGCCGACCGGGAACCCCCTGTCACAACTCGCCGCCGTGCCTTCTTTCAGGCTGGCAGCGCGGCGCCCGTGGAGACGTTGAAGGCGTTCACACCGTAGTGCCATCACCCCTCGAACTGGACCTTCGGGGTTGCGCCCCTCGCCGGATGTTGGCTGCCCTGTTGCCGAGGTCGTTATCTCCCGCCACGGGTCGGGTCTTGCGATCTTTCGCCCGCCGCCGCGCCCATTCTCGGTAGCACAAGAGGCGCGGAATCGCAAGTTATTCCGCGGCTTTTATCGCTGCCAGATGCCTCGCCCCGCACGCGCCATAGAGGCGGATAATCTCTGCCTCCCACACGGCGCGCGCGGGGTCTATCAGCGGGATCGGCGGCTCAGGGATTGGCGGGCAAGGCTGACGGATCGCTGCCGGTAACAGCGGCGTTGGTCGCGCGAGTTGCCGCCCGCAGGCTGTCAGCGACAGGCTCAGGAGCAGCGCACTCAGCAGGTACGGGTATTTCACGGAAGGTCTCCCGAATAACAGTGTTCGTGGCGTAGTTCTGGCGGTCGACGGCATCGCGATTGATCTCGAACCCCGAGGCAGCCGCGTCCGCCCTCGCCCGCTGCCTGGCGGCTTCTTCCTCAAGCTTGCGTTCGATCTTCGCGGTGTCTGCGTCGGCTTTCCAGCCGCGCACGGTCCAGCCACCAGCGATGCCGATCGCAAGCAGGGCTGCGCCGCCAGCGCCATATGCCCATAGAGGGATCACCATTCTTCATCCCTCCCAAAGCCCATAGGGTTTGGCGCGCGCCAGATGCTGTTGCCGTCCGCGTCCAGAAGCCCCGTGTCGACCGCCACATGTTCGTCCACGGTCAAGCTGGTGCAGATCGGGCTTTCGGGCCAATAATCGTCATCGAACGAGCGCGGGCGCTTGGCGAAATAGCGGGGCATCAGCCCTCCCCTCCCTGATCACTGACTTCGATACCGTCCTTGCCCACCTTGACCGTCCGCTTCACGAACAGCGCGATAAACCCGGTGATGCAGGTGAAGATGATCCCCATCGCCGCCATGCCGAGCCAGAAGGCTTTGTCGGCAATCCCGCGCACCAGAATCAGGACGATAAATGCGTAACCCGTCATCACGATGCTGCCGCCAAGGATCGCAGCAAAGGCGAGCGCACGGCGTCCGTCAGGGGTCATGAGCGAGGGGAGCTTCACGGGTACTTGCTCCACGGGAGCTGCCAGTGCGGACCATCCTTGAACGATCGCCAGTCACCGCCCCACTCGATCGGGACGCCCTCGTCCTTCGCCGCCTGTTTGATGATGGGCGCGAGCTTGTGATAGAGCGGCCACGACCACGACACTTTGCCGCCAGCGTCCAACGGGGCGATGTCTACCGCGCAGCTCTTGCCAGTCTTGCCGGGAAGGTGGCGGCTGTTCATGGTCTTGGACGCACCAGTAGCAACAAGATGCTTTTGCCGCTCGACCGTGCGCAGAACCTCCAGGACAGTGAAGTCGATGTTGCTGATCGCCGCGGCACGCTTGATGACGCGCTGCAAATCCGGGTGCGCCCCGTCAAGGCGCGAGAGCGAGCGTTCGCCGAGAATGATGCTCATAGGATGTTCCACCCCTTCAACTGCCGGTGCGCGAGCCAGAAGGCTCCCGCCACCAGCGCAGAAACAATGATCAGCGGCGCGCACAGCCAGAGCCATGCCGCGCTGTCGAAAATGCCGCCGACGAGACCCGCGAGGAAAAGCAGGCCAAGGACGATTGCGATCTTGTCACCAAGAGCCATCAGGTTTTCCTTTCCATCATCCTGCCGATCTGGCGGACCAGCCGACCCCAATTTTCGGGAGGGTCGCCGCATCGAAGATGGCGAACCACGTCCTCCAGCAACTCGACGGCGGCTTGCGCGTGATCGGTGATCTCGATGCGTGCAGCGATCTGGCGTTCGGTGGCGTTCATGCGGCCTCCAGCATCTCGGGTGAAACCGTGACCGTGCCGACCTCGCCAAACTCGCGGTGATAGGACACGGCAGTAATTGCTCGTTCGCTCCACCAGCCACCGCGCGCCGCATGGGCATCCCTCGCCGCCAGCGTCGGATGCTGGATCACGCGGCAGCCGCTATGCTCCTTGTCCTCCTTGTGGTGGCGGTGGCCGGTGTGGATATAGACCTTGGGACAGGCGCCCCACATTGCGCGAAACTGCGCCGCGAACAGTGCGGGAAGCTGGTCGTTCTTCCTGAGGTGGCCGTGGTGGAAGCCGAGCATGGTCTTGCCCCACTGGATCGCGGTATAGGGCAATTCGCTGTCATGGACCGACAGGCGCGGCTCGTTCTCATAGAGCGCGCCGAACAGCTTGCGAAGCCACAGGGACGAGGCGAGATCGTGGTTGCCCTCAGCGATATGCAGGATGACGTTCTGGTGCTTCGTCAGGGCCAAGGCGCATAGCTGGCGGATCAGGGCGATGGAGACGTCCACGACACGCCCGAAACGGCTGTCGGCGTCCAGTACGTGCCCATGGGTCGGCGTGACGGGAGCGTGCCCGTCATAGTGCATCCAATCGCCTTGCACGTTGACGATGCCGGTATCCGATGCCGGGGAACCAGCGACGAGCGCAGCCATAGCCTTCTCGCCCATGTCCTTTGCGATCGTGACGTCCCAGTCGGCTCCGCCCTCTTTGTGCCAACACAAGGCGCCAACATGGTAATCGGTGAAGGTATAGAGCGTCGCCAGAGCGGGCAGAGACGTGGCCGGCGCATCAAGTGGCGGAACGGGGCGTATATCGGCCGCCAACGCATCCACAGCCTCCCTCAGAGCCTCAAATGCCCGTTGCTGATCCGGTGACTGGCGCTCCCACACGCGCTCTACGGCGCCGTCTGGACCGCGCTGGACCGTAACCTTGCCCATGAGGTAGCCCGGCGCCACCCCATGTTCGAAATGACCGGGCGCATACCCTTCTCGGGCTGCGCGCTTCTTGACGCGGCGCACCGCCTTGCTGATCGTGTCATTGCTCAGGCCAAGCGCGCGTTCAGCGGCAGCCCCGCCGCCATGCTCCGCAACAGCATCCAGCGCCCGGCGCTCGACGTCCGTTGCGAAGCGATAGAGGTTTTCATCGACAGCCAAGCATCACCTCTTGAGAAGCGCCCCGAACAGGGCGGCCAGAATCACGAAGGGCACGACAGCGCCGCGCGCGTAGAAAAGAATGAGGAACAGCCCGCACAGGCCTAAGACCCGACGAGCGCGGACCATGCCTTGCTCAGCACTGCTCCGACGGTCCCGCCAGCAAGGCCGACCCCGATCAGCAGACCCGTCCCCTTGTTCTTGAGCGCAGCAAGGTCGGCCTTGTCCGCCTCCATGTCCTTGCGGAGAGCTTCGACCTCTTTACGCAGCGCCTCGTTCTCGCGACGCTGCGCCGCGCGGTCCTCTTCCATGCGCTTTGCGATGCCTTCCACCAGTGTCTCAATGCGGGCGGTGCGCTCCGCTTGGGTGGTCACGGCAGCGGCCAAAAGGTGCAGTTGAACAGAACGTTATCGCTGTCACCCGGCCCGAAATTCTCGTCGCGGTAGAGGATGCGGCCATAGGTAATCTTGCCCGCCTCTTCGCTTGGCCCGAACGTCCGCGTTTCGCCGTCTGCAAAGGTCAGCGTCAGCGTGTTCGCCGCCTCGTCCCAATCGGGATCGCCAACGACATCGGGGTAGAAACTGTGCCCGCCCGCACCGTCCGAATGTCTGTAGGTCATCGTCATGTCGGCCTCCTTCAGGGAATGCTCGCCGGAGCGGTGGGAAGCGTGTCGCCGTAGTGAGCGCCGCCCGGCGCGAAGGCGCGGTTCATCGCCGCGCGCAACTGGTCGCGAACGCCGAATATGTCGCCGTAGAGGTGGCTGTAGTCGGTCCCGGTGATGCCGCGGAACGCCTGCCCATAGGGGTACAGATTATCGTGCCACAGATCGATGATGTCGTAGCGATAGAGGACGTATGACATCGCCGCTTGCTGAAAGCCCGCCGCGCCTTGCCCCGGCAGCGCCCCCGCACCGACGATCCCCATGAAGGCATTCGCGTCGACTGGGGCAGCATTGAACCAGCCCCGCGTCGCGATCCACTTCATCTGCGGAACACCGACAGTCGGCACGCCGCTCGGCCAATTGGAGTTGCCGATGAGCGTACCAATCGCCGTTGACTGTCCTGTGTCCTCGCTCCCTGTGATTGGGTAAGCGGGAGTGTTCGTCGCTGATCCGAGTCCGCCAAATCCCGGAATGCCCGCGATATTCCCTGCGCCCGAAATGGCCGAGATCAGGAGATTGTTGCCCACCTTTCCGCTGTCGGTCCGGTAGGCGCGTGTCATCGTGATCCACGCGACCTGCGCAAAGCGGTGGTTCGCCGGGGTGTTCCACACTTGCCCGGTATCGGTGGCGCTCGACCCGCCAACCGTCGAATTGGCGAAGATATACGCCCGGATCGCGGCGGGGATCGTCGCATACCAGTGCGTCTGGTTGTTGCCGAGCGTCTGCGAAATGATCGTGTGCAGCCCGCCCTTCGGCGTCAGCTCCAGCTTGAAGCGGTCGGCGCCGGTATCGGACCCGAGCGTGTGCGTGCCGTGCAAGGTCGATTCCGACGCTGCTGACAGGCCAAGGATTTTCGCAGCGTTGCGCCACGCCGCGTTCTTGGCGACCCCGCCATTGGTCGGGACGCCGCCATAGACAGGGTGTCCCGGCTGATAGGACCAGATCGTGCCCGGAAAGAAGCCGTCCGCGTCATAGAGCGGCATCGAACCGTCGAAGGCGTCGGGGTTACTCGCCCCGAAGAGGACCGATTTTACCATTAGAGCCACCCCTTCGGACGATAGTGAAATTCGATGAGGGCCTTCCCCAGCCACCAGTTCGTGTCTTCGTGGAAGTGGTTCACGTCGGAGCCGCCGAGATGGATCGACATCCAGCGGCGCGGGATGCGACCCAGCGTTACCCAGTCACCGGGCGTGACCCAATCGTTGGAAGCCTGCGTCGAGCTTTCGCCGGTCAACTGCCAGATCGAGGCGTAGACCGTCCCGTCATAGGGATATTCGCCGCGCAGGAACTTGTAGACGTCGAAGAAGTCGGGGCCGAACAGCTCACGCATCTTCGCATTCTTCGCCAGCATGTTGTTGTGCGTCGTGCTGCCCGCATCCTGCGATCCGGTCGCGAACGGCCAGTCTCCCATGACAATGAACCGGCGCTCATCAGGCGGCAGCTTTCGCACCATCGCCTGGATCATGTCGATCGACAGCAGATTGTCGCCGTCGTTCTCGGTCGCCCACAGGATGTTGATGCCATAATCGGTATCGAACGGGTCGAGCCAGAAGGGCGTGCCGGGGATGATCGCGATGTCCCCCGTCCCGCCGACTTGCTCGATCGTATATTGCTTGGGATTGGTAGACGTGTTGTCCACCGCCTTGAGAAGGCAGGCCTGTCCGGCGATCTTACCGGCATAGACATCGGGCGCATTGTTCCGCTGGTTCGAAGGCCCGTTGACGCCGGGTGATGTCGTGCAAGCCGCGACGGTGGCGACGGGCAGCGTCGTGCCGCTTGAAAGCGTGATGTTCATGGGGATGGCGCCCATACGCGCCGCGATCTCGTGGCTTTTCTGCGCCGACTGCCCACGGTTGGCGACGCTATGCTCCGGGTTGAACTGCTTGAGCAGAAATTCCAGCTTGCGGGGCAATGACCCGGCGATGCCGCCCGTAGGCTTTACCGACGCGCCCGCATTGACAACGCCCGATCCCGCGACCGCGCTATGCCCCCATGCGATCGACGCCCGGCGCATCCGCGCGCGCTTCGTCGAAAGAAACTGGTTCGCGACAGCCCCCCGCGCCGGAACCGAATAGGCCTGCACCGCGCGCCGCTGCGAACTCAGGTCGGGGTCAACTCCCCCGATGGCTCCACGCGACGCGGGATTGCCGGTATCGAGGCCGACCGTCGCCGCGGCGCTTTCAACGCCAGCGACCGCGGTAGACAGAAATGCGCCGCTGGTCGAGATAAATTGCGGGTCGCCGATCGGCGTCGCGACGCCCCCGACATTGCGCCACAGCACCAGATTGCCGTCATCGTCGGGCACCAGAAAGGGCATCGTGTCGGCAACGCCGGTGACGGGATCGACGCCTTCCGCTTCGGTGTCGAAGATCGCGCCGTCCATGTATGCGCCAGCCGCGACCGAAAAGGTTTGCGCCTGATCGCGATAGCCCTGCGCTTGGTTGCGATAACCGATGGTCAACGCCTTATCTGCCGCTACCACCGCTTTATCCGCTGCCACGGCAGCTTTGTCGACTTGGACTTGCGCCGCATCCGCGGCCACCTGCTCGGACGCCATCGCAAGCGAGAGGTTGGGGTCGCCGATAAATACCCCGTTGTCCTTGAACACCTTTCGTCCGCCGAACCAGACGACATGCTGGTAAAAGCCATCAGGAGCGCGGTAGGCAAAATTGCCGTCCGCGTCCGTGCGAAGCGGTTGCGTCGCGATGACGTCGTTGGTGTCCGTGATCTCAGCGAGATCCCCGTCACGGTCGTAGACGAACACGTCCGCGCCCTCGACTACGCGTCCCTTTTCATCGGTATAGTTTCCGTTGTACTGTGCCATCAGATGGGCGTCCCATAGTTGATCGCGTAAGCGCCAACCGCAGCAGACACGACGACATGGCCGTTCGCGTCGGTGACGGTGCAGGTGAAGGTGGCAGTGTGCGCGTCACCCGGCCCGACCGCGGCAGCGCGGAAGGTGGTGACGAGGCTGGCGGGCGAGATGATTGTCCACTCTTCGGGGTTCGCGTCGGTACGCTCCCACAAACATGAATATGGGGCCGTGCCGCCGTTCGGAGTTGCAACGACTTCCGATGTCGTGACGCCCCCGGCAAAGGTGCTGGTACGCGCGCCGAAGCTATCCGGCGTGACATCTACTGTGAACGCGCCGCCGCCGCCCTCGGTCGGGCTGAACAGCTCCTTGAGACCGGAGGCATCCCTGATATGGACTTCGCCAATGTCGGTCAGCCCCGCGGCTTCGCGGAGAACCAGAGCGCCGATCGAGGCCACGCCGGACGCGTCGCGCATTGTGATCATGGCGCAGCCCTCTTAAGCCAGATATCTCCAACAAGGCTGGTCGGGTCGGCCGCATCGTGATCGGTGAGGAAAACGCGCCCCGAGACCATCGCGCCAGCGGCATGGTACAGATGGACGCCAGCCCCCGAGCGCGTGATGTTACCGGTGACAGTGCCGCCAGCGAGCGGAAGCGGATCAGGAATGCCAGTCGCCGCCCGGAGCGCTGCCTGATTGGCGAGCAGAAGCAAGCCACGCCCGTACGCTGTCGTCGTCAGTGCAGCGAGCGCGGTAAGCGTACTGCTGAGCGGCTGGTACTGCTGCCCCGTGACCTTGATCGAAGGGACGTAGAAGACGATCTCGTCATCCGCATCCCTGACACGGATCGAGTAATCGTCCCCGTCCGCGAACACGAATGCCGGACTGTCGCCATTGTGGATCAACCCGCCGAGCACCTGAAAGGGTTGTGCGGCAGCGATCGTCAGGCCTTCATCCCAGAAAGTGGCGAGAGGGTTCGCCTCGGGGTCTTGCCCGGCAACGCCAACGAAGACCTTTCCGCCAAAGAGCAAATCGCCCTTGTCGTTCAGGAACAACGGAAAGGGATTGTCGATACGCTGAGCCATGCTAGAATAGCTCCGTGAAAATGCTATTGCGCGTCATCGCGTTTCCCATCTGCTGGTGGTGTTTTGACGGCATCGCCTTTTTCTTCTTCGGCATAGGCTGACACGGGGGTGCGCTGAGCGGCGCCGCTGAGCTGATTTTGCAGCGCGGATTGGAGGCTGAGTACATCGTTCGCGATGGCCGGCTCAGCCTTGGCGATGGCCGTCAACCGGCTCACGTGCGCCTTCTGGGCCGCCACGTTGGGCTTTTTCGCCGCCCCGGCCAGCCATCTGACCATCGCTTGTGAGGTGAGCATGCGCGCCGTTATGTTCGTGGCGCCCGCCGAGCCGCCAAGTGTCAGGACACCCAGCCCCCATTCGGGGATCATGTTGATCGCGCCGCCCGAGTTGCTGTGGTTCGCCCACCGCTGTGACAGCTTGGAACCTTCCGCGACCTTCGCCAGATCGTTGAGCGCTGCCCGCCCATCCTTGCCGAAGTAGGCAAGCTTGGCCGTCTCACCGATTTTGTTCCATTGCGTCAGAAAATCGGCTGGGCTGAATGCCTGTCCCGCCGCGTCCTGCCGACCCGGCGCCGCGCGCCCCATCGACTGAATCAGACTCGCTCGCGCTATGGCCTGCTCTTCTGACGGAAGGGCATTTAGAAGCTTGACCGCGCGAGCATTATTGCCCTGCAAGTCGGCCATCATGCGCTTTGCGACCTGTTCCCCGCTGGCATTCCCGTCTTTGCCGATCAGCGGGGTTACGACGTCATCGGTCAGTTCGATGTAAGACGCCCACTGCCCGTCCCCGCGCTGATACAGATCAGCAGCGTCGGCGCGCCCTTGGGCGCGCAACCCGTCGTCGATGTCTTTGGTTATGGCGCCCATGACTCGCTGAGCGCGCGCGTTGGAAACGCCACCGCGGACATTGAACGTGGCCAAGTCCGCGCGGATTTCGCTACGGATCGCCCGCAGTGTCTCGGTGGTCATCGGCCCTTCGGCCATGCGGTCGCGGACGCGCTTGAAGATGTTCGCCGCGGTCTCGGAAAGGCCGGTTTCAGCCATCGCGTCGATTTCATCCGAAAGGGTCTGGAAAGACTCAACGGGCTTTATCCGCACACCCTCCGCCATCCGGTCAGCCGCCTTGTACAGCGCCTGACCTTTGTCATGCTCCCGCTTGATCGCCTGTTTGGCGCCCTCAGCGACGCGATATCCCAGCGCCTCGCCGTCCATCGGAGTGCCAATGGACTTGGCGATGCGATCTCGCGCAGCCTGAAAGGTTTCCAAAGTCTTCTGGGCTTTCGCCACAATCGGACCGACGCCAGCCTGCGTCTGCGCGAGCTTGCCCGAGAGAGCAGCGGCGCGAGGATTCATATCCGGCGCGTATGGTTCAATCCCCTGGCGCTCGGCTGCCGCTGCATATTCGGCGGCCTGATCAGCAGCGGGGGAGACTGGCCGAGAACGATTTGCCTCGGCAATTTTCCCTCCGGCTGCGCCGAGAACGCGGCCCCCGGCATATCCCATCGCCGCCTCAGTCGCCGCGCCCGCCAACCGATCGCCGACATCGCCTTCGGTCGCGCCGAATCCATGCACCCCGCCATAGGCACCGGCCTCAGCAGCCATGCGCTTCGCGCCAGCTCGCGCCGCCGCCGTGCGGGCGGCGCTCATAGCGGCGCCGCCGCGCAGCGCCTGTTTCCCGGCAGTGCTTGCCGTGGAAGCCGCACTAGTCGGCAGGAACAACGCAGCGCCGAGTTGCCCGGCCATGTAAGCGCCGGGACGCTCTTGCCGGGAATAGTCCCACAAGGCGTTAGCCTCATCCCCGTATATCGCGCCTACGATCTCATCACCGAACCCCGCAGTCGGGATATCCGCGGCGCCGAGAGCGACGGCGGCAGCCGGGCTGTCCATCACGTCGCCAAGCAAACTCTGTTCGGAGTTGTCCGGGAGGAGGTGAAAGCTATCCCATCCCGGAGCCAACGACTTGATCGGTTTCGATGGGTCCTGCTTATGGAGCCGGATGACCTCTGCAATCTTAGCTTGCATGGGGGTCCCAGCTTCCACCCCGTAGGGTTTATACTGCTCGTCAAGATAGGCAGCGATTTCGGCTGCGCTCCGGCCTTGCCGGATCATGTCTGCGACAGTGTTCCCGAGGTGATAGAGCTTCGGTTCAGGGCGGAACCCAGTCCCCTTCGGTGAAACCCCATCTACCGGCGTCCCGCCCTGATCGTGGGCGCCCTTTGCGAGAGGCAGCGCGCCCGGACCTACGCCGAGCGGACCTTCGCCTTCCTCGTCGCCTTCTGTACTAGACTGAAACCCCGCGGCTTTAAGAGCCTTGTCGATTTGAGGCGCCGCCGCGCCAGCCTTTACCCGAGCGGACTCAAGGAGCAGGCCGAGGCGCTTCCGCTTGTCGGCAATGGTGGCAGGCGTGTCGAATATTTGGGCGAAATGCGACTGTCGGTAGCCCTCAAGCTGCTCTGGGGTGTAGGCGGCCCCCGTCCCCAATGTCAGCGCGGCGTCGAGGATATCGCGCTGCGCAGCCTCAATCCGCTGGCGCTTTTCGCTGTTGAAAGCATTTCGCGCGGTGTCGCCCAAAACACCTGCAATCGCAGCATCAATTTCCGGCCCCGTGTCTTCAAACTGGGATAGAGTTTGCAGGCCGCCCGCAACTCGCGCCGCCAAGAACGCCGCGGTCCTTTCAGACTCGCCGGTTTCCACGCCGCCGGTAATGTCGGCTTTTTTCTGCGTCCGAGACTCAGCCTCGGCCGCGCGCGCCTCGGCCGCTTCGGCGCGACGGTTCGCGGCCTCCGCGCGGCGGTTGGCGTCTTCGTCCCGCTCCTCCGCACGCTGCCCGACAGGATTCGGAATAAACACCGGTCCCGGTGCCTTTTCCGTCGCGACAGGATCATTTGCCCAGAACTGTTCAGCCATTACGGTTTCACCCGCTTGGTGCCGTCAGGGGCGATATATTCGGTGCCGCTCGGGAGCTTCGCGTACTGCTGTTTGGTCATGACCTTGCGAGGCCCTTTAGGGCCGCCACCGAGAACGACATGCCAATGCGGCCCGGTGGAGTGGCCAGACGGGTTCGTCACCTCATCGCGCGCCTCAAGGATCGTGTACCCCGCATCGCGATAGCGCTGGACATACTGGTCGAACGTCATCCCCTGCACCGGGGCGACATCCACAGCGGCACCGCTCTTGTTGTGCCAGCTCTTGGGGTTCTTCTTGCCAAGCGCGCTATTCGGATCGCGGCGGACCTGCGTCACCTGAATGTCTGGAAACAGCGAGCGCGCCACAGACCCAGCGTCGGCCACCGGCTTTCCCTTTGGGGCGCTATCGCCCTTCGTCGGTGCAGCCTCCCCGCTCGGAGCGTTCGAAGGGTCGAGCTGCGATGATCGATAAACCGAGGTGCCGTACTGGTTCGTGATCGGCGTGAGCGGGTCGTATTTGTTCTTCGCGAACGTATCGGCCGCTTCCTGCCCATAGTCCCGCTTGATGAACTCGTACTGCTTTTCAAATTCGGTTCTGTCGGGGACCAACGCGCCATAAGCTGACGCAAACTTGTCCGGCCCCGCCGCGGCGGCGAGTGCCATGCCGACCTGCGCCTGAACCTGCCCAACGGCGGCAGGGTCGCCGCTATCGAGAAGGTCGAGCAAACCCTGCTCGTCCGGCTCAAGCCCCGCCTTGCGCTCGGCGTCGACCCGCGCCCGGAGAACCGCCTTGGCGCGATCGACGTTACCAGACTTGAGGTAGCTGAAAACCTCGCCGAGTTGCCCCATGTCGCGGGTGCGCTTTTCCTCGGAACCGGCGTCCCACGCGCGCTTGAGGCCTTCCGAAAATTCAGGGTAGCGCGACATCAAGCCCGCAATCCGATCCGGCGATGGGTCTGCGCCGAGTACATCGATTTCGGCTTGAAATGCCTGCTGGCGCTCGAACTTACGCCCGGCCTCGGCCAGAAGCCGGCCTTGCTCCCGCTCTTGAACAGCGACTTGACGGCGCTGCAAATCGGCAAGCAATTGCTGCTGCTGCTGCGCGGCGTAGTCCGGGACGATAGCCATCCCCGAACGGATGATGGCGCCCTGATCGATCGGTTGGACCATCAGCCGCCACCGCCGAAAATGGCTTTAAGCGCATCCTCGATCCCGTTCCCGGCGTTCACCCAGTTTTGCGCGTTGATCCCGCCACGCGTCAAAATCCCGCCAGCGCGAACTTGCCCTTGCTGGCCGAAGAGATTGGAAATCTGATTGGCCTTGTTTGCCCCGAACGACGAAACGGCGTCAGTCGCGCCCGAACCGAGCCCCGCCGCGCCTGCGAGTTGAGCGAGCTTGCGGTCCAACTCGTCGGCGAATAGGACGGCGCGGTTATTGAACAGGGCATCTTGCATGTTGCCTCCGCGCAGTCCGCCTGTCGCCGAAGCATTGGCAAGCATCGCCTCCTCTCCATTGCGGATACGCGAGGCGAGTGCCGGGCTCGTCTGGACCAAATCCATGAAAGCTTGTTGGTTTTCGGTGCCATTTAGACCAATGCCATCCGCCAAGCCCTCAACTGAGGGAGCGAGTAGCTTGAGAAGTGGGCCGTAATCAGCGCGCGTAACGTCAAACTGGCGCTGTTGCTCGGCAAGAGCCTTGTTCAGATATTCGAGTTGCGCGGCTTCGGCGTTGCGGCTGGCCTTCTTGGCCTTGCCGCCCCCGATCAGGCCACCGATGAAGGAGAAAAAGCCCATCAAAATCCCGCGCGGTTGCTACGGCATTGTGAATAGTCCCTGCCGCTGCGCGGGGCATTTGGGCAAATTACGCGACGCGAACCATCAGGTGAGAGCCGTTGCGGTACATGCCCCCTACGGGAACACCCCCGGAAGCCGCGGCGGCATCGTCGGCATAGTTTCCGAGCCCCGAAACGATTGGCGCCGCCAGCGTCTTGCCCGAAAGTGTTTCTACACCTTCCGTGGTCGCCATCGTGCCGGTTAGGGGAAGCAGGATGGCAGCATTCCCTCCCACGGTAAAATTGACCGTGAAGCCACCGTTTACCAGCGGCACGGACTGGCTTGTCCTAATGGTCAGCCGCGCCCCGTCATCTACCGCTGAAAGGCCCTGCCCCAACACCAGTTGCCGCTCATTTGTGAACGCGCCATTGGGAGAAAGAACAATGACGGTCGCGTCTTGGAGGTTTTCCGTCGCTGTCGCTGTCGTTCTCAGTCCGTCCGCGGTCGCCTCCACGGCGATCGATTGCGCCTCGAAGGCCCGAAGCAGGCGAGGCTCGCGCCCAAAGTACTTCTCAAGGAGGTGCCGCGGGATACCAGCCACTATTCGATGTCCTCGACCAGCTTGGAAATGCCCGCAAGCGAGGTGTCAAAGCCCCTGATCCGCAGCGTTGCGTGTGTCGCGAAACGAACGCGCGGGCGCCACTGCATTTTCTCACCCCGATTCCCGGCGGCGCCCAGCGGCAACGCCATTTCCTGCCCGAACGTCTGCCCATCCCGAGACCAGGAGAGAAACATCACCGCCCGCTGTCCATGGGGGACGCGTCCCGGCAATCCGATCAGTTCAAGCGCTTTCAGGACGAACGGCTGCCCGTCTCCCTCGATCAGGGGCGTGTCGAAATACCACTCAGCGGGCTCGCCGAAATGCGTCGATTCATCGTGAACCATACGCCCTACGGCGCTGCTTTCCGTATCGCCGCAGAACCAGTCCCCATCGCTTTCCACGGCATTCCGAAGCCGATATGGCTTCCCGTAGCCTGACCTGCATCGATACCAGACCGGCTGCTTGAAAAAATTCGATGCGGTCTCGCAAAACACCCATGACTCGTCCGGCAAATGGACAACAAGGCGGCGCTCCTTGCGATATACCCGCTGCTCCAGCTCAATCGCGGCTGGGTTCCCGATTTTCGACAGGGCTGTGTCGAGCGCGCGGGTGCTGATGTTCGTGGCGGTCCCCTGCCCCGCAACATAAACGCTGATCGCCTCGCCCTTTGCAGAACCGATGAACGCGAAGCTCTCCCCGAATGCGCATTTCGCGCTCGCGGACACACAGCCGAAGGGAATAATTGCCCCCTCCACAGCAGCGAACGGGAAGCCATTCCCGCCCACATTCTGCATCACCTCAATGGTGTGGCGGCCGAGCACATACACCTCGCCCCGAATCTCTATCAGGCCAGTAACCATGTCGGGGTCTTGTTCGGCGCTGCCATATTTCAGAGGATCAACCGCCGTGGGGTCGGTGAGCTGGGTCACAACGATCGACGTGCCATCCGTCGTCATGAAATAGCCGTCTATCCACAGCAGGTCTCGGACCGGGCCGAGGTCAACGTCTGTCACCTGCGCCAGTGTCGAGCCGGTCCAGTACCAGAGGGCTTCGCCGGAGCGGATGGCTAGGCGGTCAAAGCCATAGTCGAAAGAGCATCGCCCCTCGCCGCCCACGTCGCCGATCTCAGTCACGACGCCAGCGGTGATGCTGACCAGCTTCGTGCCCATGACTCGATAGTGCGCACCGTTCCAATGGACGCCGCCGCGGTCGATGCCCGGCCCCGTCGCATACGCCACCGCACCGACAGGCGAACGGAACTGGCCCAGCTTCCCATCAGGGGTCATCGGCTCAAGGTTGAGCGGGACGCTTTCAACGAACTCGGCCTCAGACGAGCCGAGCAGCCCTCCAAGGAGCGGGATCATCAGCCTGCCTCGGGGAAATACGGGTTCCGGCTCGTCGTCCAGCCCCGCGCACCAGCACCCCGGATCGTGCCCGGAGCATAACCTGCGACAAGGCCGCTGACAGCATAGCGAGCGGAGACCTGCAATACCGCCCGAGTGTAGGCGGCGCGGAACGCGGTCTTTGGTTCACGATCAAAGGTCGCGAACAGCCGCATAGCGAGATGCTGCGCAACCGCTGCAAGCGCGTCGGACGCGATGCCCGATGGCTCCTCGGCCTCCCCGTCACCATATGCAGGCTGAATGTACCCCATGCGCGACCAAGGCTCTTCGGTCATGGCCGTGTTGAGCCGACGCAGCGCCAGGGACTTTTCCTCCGGCGTTACGCTCAGGTCCGACATGCCCAAATCCTCGAAGGCCAGCGAGATAATCGCGCTCTTCTTCGGACCGTCGCCTACAAGAGGGATTTCACTCACGGCGGGAACTTATTCGCCAGCCTTCTTGCGTGCCGGGGCTTTGTAGCGCGCCCAGCCAGCCTTCACAGCATCAGCCTCGTCGTCCGCGCTTTCGACAATGTGCGTGTCGTAGCCCTTGCCGTCGATGACGACATCGCCGCCTTCCTTGAAGAGCATCGCGGGATATTTGCTAACTTCATCCGACATGGGACTGCCTCCAATTCAGCGGTCAGGGTTTGGCCGCTCAAATGGAGGGCGGGAGCCGAAACCCCCGCCGCCCGTCAGGCTTGGCCGAACATCTGGCAGCCGGCCATTTCCGGGTTGACCAGCGCCGTGCCGAAATCGATATCGAAGCGAGCCTTCACCGACAGATCGTTGATGTTGCCCTGTCGCGTATAGGTGATGCTGATGCCAAAATCGGTCGTCGCCGTCATCGACTGCCAGCCATCCTCGGGATCGACCGCGTAGCTGCCGGGGAGGATCAGCAGCGACTCCTTCTTGAAGAAGGGATTGAGGTCGGCCGCAGTGGTGTTGAGCCACGTCAGCGGCGCGTCGTCTGCCGGACCCGCCGACACGTTCGCATATTCCTTCGATGCCGCCGAACCTTCCGCTGCATCAATGATCGCCGGGTAGACGCGGATCGTGTTCGCAGCAGGCTTGCCGACGACACGGAACGTCTTGAGCTGACCGGTGCTCTGCTTCGTGATCAGGTGGATCGAAAACACGTTCGCGATCGTGAAGGCGTCGCCAACCTTGATATTGGCATAGGTGCCGCCATCGACGACAAGGTCCGTGTAGCGGTTGTCCTTGTTTTCCGTCTCGCCGGTCGAAGCGGTGGTTGTCGCAGCCGGGACCGTGCGCTGGTTGGCGCCGTTGATCAGGACCGCGCCGCCGGTTGCCGCGGCCAGACGAATCGACTGGTCGTTCTTGAACACCGCGATACCGGCGACGTCCGAGTTGATCAGCGCACGCTCATATGCGGTGCGACTGCGCTTCGAGTCCTCTGCACGGCTGGCAAGGTTGCCCGCCATGCTGTTCATCGATCGCGGACTGTAGAAGGCCATGCGGTCATCCAGACCGATGCCGATTTCAGTCATGCGCGCATCGATGTCCGCCACGTCATCGAATCCCGCGGGCGCGGCGGTGCGCTTTGAGAAGATGCCGCCCTGGAGCGCCGCCGTGTTGAACAATTCAAGATTGACGTCGCTCGCCAGCTTCTGCTTGGCTGCCTTACCCCACTGATCAAGCGCGAACTGGTTGCGCAGGTTCTTCGAGGTGAATGCCTTCGCCGAGTGCCGATGGAAGCCGATCGAAGCGGGCACGGAAATCTGAGTAACGTCGCCGAAGTTCGCCGACGCGTCGAATCCCGAGAAAGACGAGCCGATCATCGGGGCAGGGAGCCAGAACTTGTCGCGAGCGCGATCCTGATCCTGTGCGGAGGGCGGGTCGAACTTCTCGGCGCCCTTGGCAATGACGAGCATGTCATCGAAGCCCTCGATAACATTGTCGAACATCACCTGCTCTTGCTTCGTGAAACTATTGGCCATGTGAAAACACTCCGGAATTGGATGGTTTTCCGCGTGGCACTCCCGTTTCAGCCGGAGGTCGCTGGGTTGCGGACGGGGGCAGTATTACTCGCCCCCGCTTCCGCCTTCATTTGGGCAAATTACGCCGCTTCACGAAGCTTGCGCCGATAGGCGATGAGCGCAGTTCGGTTGCCGGTGCGCTCGGCCTCTTTTTCCAGACGAGCAAGCTCCTTGTCGGCTCCCTTGGGCATGGCGTTGCCCTGAGGAATGCGCTCGGGGTTCGGGGCAGACTTCTTTCGGACTGTCATGCTGGCCTCCATCAGTGCCACCTTGGCGATGAATTTCGCCGGATTTGTAACGCCGACCAGCTCCCGCAACTTGGACGGATTGCGACCCAAAGCGTAGAGAAGCTTGCCTGCGTCGGCAGAGACGGATGCGATCATATATTCCTGTTGCGGCGTCAGGGACGCGCGAACATCGGAAATGACCTCGGATGCGTCGCTGAACGTCAGGCCCGATACACTGGCCTCATAGCGCTGCACGTCCTGCCGCGCCTCGTCTTCGGCGCTGGTTGGTTGCTGCCGCTGCGCGAGCTGCGCCTGCACCTTGCGGTCAGACCATTCGTCAACGGCGGCGTCGAACTTTTCCTCGTCATAGTCGAAATCTTCGAGCCGCGGGCGGGCGCCCACTTCGACAGGCACTGGCTTGGCCCGCTCTTCGGCGTCGGCCGCTCGTCGCGACAGGGCGGCAATGGCGCGATCACGTTCGCGAATCTCATTGCGCAGACGCTTCGGAAGGTCAGCAGGGTCGCCTTCATCCTCGGCTTCTTCACCAAAGCCGATCTCCTCTTCTCCGGCATCCTCGTCGATGTCGCCGATCTCTTCTTCTCCGACATCTTCGGTCAGCAGCAGTTCTTCTTCTTCGGGGTCCATAGTCTCAGCTCCTTACGCGGCGATAGGCTCGCCGGAGGCCACCTCAAGGCAGTTGGTTGCCTCGCAGGATTCGGGGAGCGGCAGCATCGTTGGCGGGCTGCCCAATTCCGGTAAGCGTTTCGACGGTCTTCGCCTTTGATAGGCCTGTGTCGGCCTCGGCCTTTTTCGCCAGTTCGATGTCCTTGACTGCCGCAGCCTCAAGAGCCTTACCCTGAGCATCCGCGAGCACCGACGCCGGGTCCGGCTGCGCGGCCTGCTCGGCAAGCGCCTTCTGCTCTTCTTCGTTCGGCTCGACCGCGCCCATCTGCACAAGAGCTTTGCGCACCCACGTCTTGACGTCGGCAAGGCCCTCACCGTCCTGGTTCATTACCGCGGTGCGCAGACAGATTTGCGCCAGCTCCATATCCTGCGCAGCGACGGCGGCCTCAGCCGTTGCCAGCATCGATCGCACAGTCTTGTCCCGGCGCGTTGCCGTGGCCTCAGAGACGGACGCGATCACTTTGTATTTCGCGCGGGTCAGGTCGTTGCGGAGCTTGTGCTCGCCTTCGGTGGTGGCGTAGCGCTCGGAGAGGACGGCGATCCCATCGTCTCCATCCTCCGACATGGTTTCGACCTCACGCCCCTCATCGGCGTAAATTTCCGAGGCCATCGACAGGTAAATCTCGCCCTCTCGCTGCACGGACTGGCGCATATTATCGAGATAGATGCCAGACTTCGCATCAACACGGCTCGCGGCGATATCCATGGCCTCGGCGCTGGTGTTCGCCTTGACTTCATCGGCGCCGTCGCGGTCTTCCTCGGTAAGGTCTCCGTTCGTAAGTTGGAGCAAGGCAGCCGTCACCTGTGGAACATCAGGCGGCTTCACGTATCCAATCGGTCCGCCGCCATTGACGAGCGCGCCGGATTGCGGATCGGTCAGGGGGTTCGCTAGGGCGTAGGCATGCCGCTCGATGTGCATGTTAGCCCACATGTCACCGAGACCGCCCTGCATCTGCTCGGGAGCGAAGATCGGGATTTCGCGGGGGCTGAGCGCGTTGATCTCGGCAAGGCGGCTGACATTGCTATTGTAGACGCGCTGGACGTCCATGCGGTCCTGCGTCTCGCCTTTCCAGCGCTCCATGCCGTCGACAAACTCACGCTTGCCGTAGACCGGGACGATGGGGATGCAGCAGCCAGCGATGTACCCCTCGTCGCTGAGCACACGCGCGCCCGACATGATATATTTGTGGACGCGCTTGCGTTTGCGGCGCTGCGTTCGGTGCATCCACCCTGCCGCAATCTTGTCCGCGATGCCTGCTGCGTCGATTTCGTCAGACCACAGCCGCTCCTCGTCCCCGGTCAACGTCTGGTTGAAGATGTGAAGCACGGCCGCCTTGTGCTCGATCTCGTAATACTCGGCCGCGTACCAAGTCTCAGGCGCGAACCAATCCCACTTGGGGCGGTCGACCGCCTCGGGCCAACCATCGCAGGTCTCGTCCCATTCTTCCCGGTAGGCGTCAGGCGTGTAAGGCAGCAACACAAAGGCAAAGCGGGCGTCGGACTTGTCATAGAGACGCGACTGAGCGTCGAAGTAGACGAGTTGGTCCGCGTCCGCGATCAGGACGCCGGGGTTCACCCGCTGATTGTCGTTCTCCGGGTCTTCCTCGTCCTCAAAGACGTTGGCGAGGCGATAGGCGCCAAAGCCGCCACTGACCGCCTCGTAAAATGCATTATCGCGCGCCTGCTGCGCCTTGTAGCGGTAGCTGTCTGCGCGGTGCATGCCGTCAAGCGTGTCGGCCGTGTCCTGATCGGCCTCAGGACCGTCCGGTCGGAAATCTGGCGCGATCCGGTTCTGCCGATAATCTGTCTGAATCTTGCTGATCCGACGCCCGATCTTCGGCACCTCAATACGGATGCTGTTCTCGAACTGCTCGCCCCACGACCCCTCCCACTGGGCGCCGGGGATCGAAGCGAAGCGGCGAGCCGCGAGCGATTGGCGCCGCAAATCCTGCTGGGGCATGGCCGTATCGTCGAAGCGACGCAGGGCGCGCACATGAACGTCGCTTAGCGCATCGCTGCTGGTTGTCGTATCGTCGGCCACGGCAGCGGTTTACCCTGCGGGCCGCGCCCCTTCATTTGGGCAAATTACCGCCCCGCTACCATGCGGGTAGAGGGGATGCTGACAGGCTTCGCGACTTGCTTCGGAATGCCCTTGCGCACAGCGGCTGTCTCAAACGCCTTGTAGCCGTGGCTGAACTGGTCATGCAGCGGCTTATCTTTCCAGACCCCAAGCCGCTCATCCCACTCCTTACGGTAGCTATCGAGGCAGTCGATCAGCCGCTGGCAGCGCTCTTCGTCGATCCATACCGTCGCAAGGAACGCGCGAGACGCCTCGACGCCATCCTGTTCGGTGGCGATGCGCGGCACGATCCTGACCGGCTTGATACCGCATTCCTCGGCATGCTGCTTGGCGCTCTTCGCGTCCCTGCCGAGGCGTCGGTGATCCGCGTCATGCGGCATAAAGTGCTCGCTGTAGTTGTAGCCCTTGTCGGTCAGCACCTTCGCGTAATGCTCGAAACCCTCGCCGCTGTTTTCGTAGTAGTCGATTAGCCGCCGCTCCAAACCCACGTCTTGCCAGAAGCAAATGGTCATCGCGTCGCCGACGCCTAGATCCCATGTCGTGTAGACCGGAATGCCGAGGATCGGGATGCGGCAGATGCGGCCCTCGGCCCGAACTTTGGCCATCTGCTTGTTGAAGTATGCGCCCTCGACGCTAGCTTGGAACGCCTCGTCAGGATGAGATGGATGCTCTTGCGTCATCTTCTCGCCCTGCTGCTCGGCCTTCTTGACGTACCACGCCTTTTGCTCGGGGCGCAGATTGACCGCGCGCGCCTTAAGCCAAGGATGTTCCTCGATCTTGTCGAAATACTCCTGCCATTCCGATGTTATCAGCACCTCGTCATGCAGAACGTTCCCATCGTCCTGCCACCATGCGGTGAAGTGGAACTTGAAGTCCAGCGCGGTCAGGCTTCGCCCTTCTTCCGCATGATTTCGCGCCCGCTTCACCATGTCGTGAAACTCGCCAGCCCGGCCCTCGGCTGTCGATTCCACGGTGATGCTCTGCCCCACCGCGACGGTATTGAAGGCGCCGGTCTTTACCTCGTCGGCGCGATCCGGGAACTTGGCGCACAACTTCCCATACTCCGAAACGTGTAGCCGCTGGAGCGTACCCGACCGCAGCGACACGCCAACGCGGATGCTTGATCCGTTGTTGAAGCGCAGGCTCTCCGCGCTGTCGTTCTCAGCCGACACAACCTTGCGAAAGACCAGCGGCAAATTGTCATAGGCGAACTTGATCTTGTCTTTGAAGAAGGCCTTCGCATCAACAAGATTGTGGGCGATCACGCCTGCGCTGAGGTTCGGGGTAAACAGGCAGTCGTCCAGCATGTCGAGCTGAATGACGGTGGTGTATCCAAGCTGGCGTGCCTTGAGGACAACGTCCATCCCATGTCGCTCGGCAAGAAACTGCTCTTGGTGCGCGTTCATGCGAAACGGCACCTTCTTGCCCGTCTTGTCCTTGATATCGTAGAAGCCGCCGCGGAGCCTGCTCAGCTTGTCGGGGAACTTCTGGCGGATCGCATCAAGCAGCGCCGCCTCGTCGGCTACCGCTGCCCCAGCCACTCGGCCAAGTCCTTGCTGACGTTATGCTCAACCTCTGTTTTGTCGCGCCACGCGGCGGACCGGCGATTTTTGAGCCAGAAGATCGCCGCAGTCGTATCGGGCGCTACCTTGGCACGGAACGGCGCATAGACTGGCTCTTCCGCACCCGAGGGCATGAATATCTTCACCTCGTCTTGCTCATAGCCGATAGCCTTCTGGTACAGGCTGCGCTCTACGCGCTCGTCTGCCACATCCTTCCCTGCCTTTAGGGCCTGACAAAATTCGGCATGATCGTGCTTCCATCGGTATATGGTCCGCACGTCGACCTCGAAGAAATCGGCAAGCTCTTGGTCGGTCGCACCGAACTCGCACAGTTTCACCGCTTGGGCCGCATATTCGTCGCGATACTCAGTTGGTCGTCCTGCGGGCATGACTCTATTTCTCTACCTTCGGCCCGCCCTTGCCGACACTGCGCAATTTACGCAGGTGGCGAAGGCGCGACCGAGCTGCCGTTTCCGTTATGCCCATCTCGGCGGCGGTGGCGATAACCCCGCGCTTCTGCCATTGCCTGCTCCAAAGCTTGCGATCCTCGGCAGGCGTCCACGTGTGATAGACCCGGGGGGCGCGCCGTCTCTCTCGACGCACAATCTCCGCGATTACATCGCTCTCGTCATCCCAGAGTGCCCGCATCTTTTCGATACGGGCAATCAGCTCCAACACCATGGGTTCTGCATCCGCGGGGATGCCGGTAAGGGCGCCAGCCAGGTTCATTCTCGCTCTTCGTCCTTCTTCCGCCGGGCGACCCAGCGCTTGCTTGGCAGGATGGTGATGATGAGGCCGCTGCGAATGACCGCCCTGTGGCCTGTGGGAAGAATGACGTCAGCGCCGATGCTGGATGCGATATCGAAAGCCCGGCCAGACAAGCGCCTGTGGATTTCGTCGGTCGGGACATTCTCGACTCGCTCCCGGTATCGCTCGATCGCATGGGCAGTGACGTGGAGCATCCCTACTCTGCCTTTCCTGTGGTGGTTGCTGCGCGGATCATGCCCTTGTAGACGTGGCCCGGGAGGCACGCCGCCGCGCTGGTCCAGTCGTCGGTGCAGCACTCAGCCTCGAACGTGCCCGCCTCCAGCATCGCCTCTGTCGGTTCCCTCGGTACGATGGCGTAACCGGCATCGTGGAGAGCGGTGATCGCGGCCTGCGCGCCATCGAAGTACAACTGGTGCCGCTCGTCGCCGCGCCAATCATGCTCGGTCTCTGGTGCGGTCCAGTCCCACATCGCCCTCGCGATTGTTTGGATGAGGTCAGTCATTAATCCACCCCCGAAAGCAGCGACAGCGCGCCCCAGAAAAACATGAGGATGAAGCCCGCAACGAGCGCCGCTGCGAACGCTGCGTCAATTGTCAGTGGTGCATCGCCCGTAGATGCAACCATGACCCATGTGAGCGGGTACATCGCCAGCCATTTCCCCGTCTTCCCCTCTTTCATTTCACTCTCCCCGCGCTGATTGCCGCCTCGACACAGAACTTTGCCTCCTCAGCCTTCACTTTCCACGTCGCGTACCGCTTCCGTAATTCCGTCATGTCGATTGCTCCCCGGCGGTAGTCGATGATGTCGTTCGTCATCTTCTGGAAGGTCATTCAGCGTGGCCGGGGTGGCGCGGCGGGATCATTTCACGCGACGGCTTCACCCAAGGATCGGTGCCGATAAGCTTGAGCTGCCCGCCCGCATCATAGACCCATTTCATCCCCCGCTTGCCCTCGCTGGCGAGACGCGCGTTGTATTTCGCCGCCAGGTCGATCTCGTTGCGCTTCGGGCCGCGAGCCTCCTTGATCAGGTCGATCAGCTCGGACGCCTTTGGCAGCCACCGTTCGCGCTGCGCCCACTCGTCTGCCGCGGCTTTCAGCGCGTGCGGGTTGACGTGGGCTAGGTCTTTGGTGAGCAGCGCCACCTTCGCCTGAAACGGCTCGTTCTCTGCCGCGTTATTGGGCCGGTAGCGCGTAGCCAGTTCCAAAACCGCCTGACGGATCAGAGGATGGATATTCGGCTGCTGCGGCCTCGGCGGTGGCGCGGCGGAGTGCATCCACGATAGGGTCTGGCCCGCTATCTCGCGGCCTTCCATGGGGCTGTGGTCGGGGTTGTCCATTTCGGGGGGCTTTCATCTCGTCGGTCTCGAAAACGGTGGTCCAGCCGCGCTCAGCGGCGGCGGCGACAATCGGCCCGGGGGGCCAGCCGTCCCTCGCCCACTGGTCGAGTTTGCGGACAATCTGCCGGTAGGCCCCCTCGGTCAGCGGAGCCTTTTTGGCTTTTCGGTTGGCTTTCAGAGCTGCCCAGTCGGTCTCATCGACATCAACCGGACACGGAAACGGATCGGCCTTCGCGCGCGGGGTAGTATTCTCGGGGGTATGGGTGGGGGGGTTAGAATTATTTTCATTGGGGGGGCGGGAAAGGGGTTCGGCTGTGACATCCGCGGTGTCACGTGACATCACGTTACGGCGGCGGGCCTGACGCTCCCGGTCAGCAGAACGGCGGGCTTCAATGGCCTCACGCTCAACTTCTGCGCGGGCCAACTCGCGCGCCACTTCGGCGACAAGGTGCCCCGGCGTCCCCGCTTCGATCAGGCGCGTCAGCAGATCGCTCATCCGAGCACCACCTGACAGGCCGCCACGGTGCGGTCCCGGTAGACGTGCAGCTCATTGACCCACTGGTCGCCCTCAAGCACGCCGTGGCGCACCAGAAGGTCCAGAACGGCCTTCACGCGGTTGTCGATGTCGCCGCGGTGATCCATGTTGAGGCGGATCGTCACCGTGAAGGGCTTCGTCGGCATGTCCCATGACGCGAAGGTCAGCGAGGCGCTGGCCTGACGCTCCCACGCCTTGTAGGCGCCGGAGCGCACCCTGCCCTTGCCGGGCAAGTTGATGAACAGGTTGTTCGTGGACGGCGGGAGCGGAAGTTCGATCATGCGGCAAGCTGCTTCCACTCGTCAGCCGACCAGCCCTTGCGCTCCGCCTTCGCGATCAGCTCGGCCTCGGTAAGCACAAGGCTGCCAAAGCCGTACTTCCAGTGGCCGCCCTTGGGATCGGGGGCTCCCTCCTGGGTGGTGCGGTAGACGGCGGTGCGGTCATGGGCGCGGATGAAAGCAGCCGCCATGTCGGCATAGGATTGCACCCGTCCGCTCACATTGGGCTTGCGGTCGCGGGTGAAGCCAAATTGTGGGCGGAAGGTCGACCTTTGCAACCCAAGCACCCTAGCCCGCGACTTGACCGCGTTGATGCTGCGACCGAGGCGCGCGGCGAGATCGCCCGCCGTGACCACGCCATAGGACTGCTTGAGGCATGCGTCGTCATCGTCCGACCAAGCGACGCGCCTGCCTTGGGCAATCGCTGTTTCGCGACGCCATATCGTCAGTGTGCTACGACTGATCCCGAAGTGCGGGCACAGTTCGCGCCAGCTCTTGTCGCGCGAATATTCAGCGAAGTCGGCAGGGATCGGAATGTTGCGCCCGGCGCGTTCGGCTTGCTCTGGCATCATCGCGCCAACTCCTTCGGCACGTCGCGGCCCATGGCTGCGCACATGTCACGGCACTTGGCGTGAACAGCGAGCTTGTGGGGCGATAGAAAGCGGCCGCTCTCGTCGCGGGGAGCGACCCGGGGCGCGCGATGGAGGAGGCGGCGGAGGGCGGCGATCATGCAACCACCTCCACCGGGGCGCGCCAGTGCCAATGGGCGGGCACGCCGGATATTTCGCTGATGTATTTCCCGTCCTGCTTGTCGGGGCGGACGTATTTGGCGAGGAAGTCGAACGCACCGCGACGCTCGATCCGATAGACCAAGCCTTCGACCGCCTCGCGAGCGCCGTGGCGGCCGTGAACGCCCATGAGGGTTAAGGCATCGGCAACGGCAATCGGCGCGCCGTCGTGTATCACCGCCGGGGTCGTGACGGCATAGCGGTCGCAGCGTGCGAATAGTTCGTCGTGGGGAACGCGCTTGCCGCCGGTCGTCAGATCGAAGGCAACGAACGGCTCATGGGCGAGGTCGTAAATCGTGCCGTGAGCCATTGCGAGCCATTCGCCGTGGACCGCCTCGCCCTCGTCCAGCATCGCCGACCAACGGCCCAGACCGGCCTTGACCCACCAGTCGAAATGATGATGTTGCTCGAAAGGGCTGGTGATCGCCGGGTAGCCCGCGCGACCAAGAGCGATGATCTGGCCGCCGACCTTGGCGATGGCGACGTTTCCGCCGTCTAGCTTTTCGGTTACAATCACCCGGTCGTGCCGGTCACGAGGCTTCGTAGTGCAAATCGCCTCCTGCCCGTCATGGCAATGGTGATCGCCCGGTCCGAGCCGACTGCCGGGAAGGTGCGGGATAGAGCCATAGGCCTTGCGCCCAAGCGGCTTGACTGGTTTGTCGCTCATGGCAGCTCTCCGCGCAGGATTTTGCAGGCCTTCTTCAAGCCATGGGCAGCGTTAGGGGTCTCGCACGCAAGGGCGCGATCCCGCTTGTCTTGAAGCTGGCCGATCAGGTCGGTTTGGCGGGCGATGGTGGCGTTGGCGGCGCACCATTCACGCGTCCGGCGGTCAGCCCAAGCGGCGAAATGGTCAGCTTGTCGTCGCGCGTCGGCTACCTTGAGGCGCATCCACGCCCACATTCCCGCCGCCCCTACAGCGACCAATATGCCGCTTCCGATGAGGTTGTAGATCATGCTGCTCTCCTCCCGCGCGGACGTTCAGCCATCGCGACCAACTGCATCCCGCGCTCGATCTTGCGCTGGCCGACCACGCGGAGCGCCTGCCGGTCATTCGTGCAAAACTCGCCGTCAGCAGCACGGCGGGCGACCTCCGCGCCGTCGCCGACAACATCAGCGGCAAACTGGCCCGGAAGGGGCTCGTCCTCGTCGGGAAGCTCAAAAGCCCCCTGCCCCGCCAGATGGAGCCATTCGTTCGTGAAGTCGGCGCCGAGGAACGCTGCGATCGACAGGATCGCCTCAAGCGGCATCGGGCGGAAGTCGACGCTATCGGGCGCGGTCATCGCGCACTCGATCACGCGATCCTTGACCCCCGTCGCATTGGCGAGCTGCTTGACCGTGTATCGACGGCCCCGGCCCACATAGAGACGCAAGGCACTTCCGAATTTGTTCCACGCATGTTCGCGGGAAACGTTGGGCGACAAGTTCGCGGACGTGTTGTCAAGCACGGGCTACTCCATCAGCATGAGAAAGGATGAACAGAACCGGGGCGGCGAGCCGCGTCCCGAAGAGGCGAAAACCATCGGTGAGATCGTCGCTTCCCTCCCCGTGGGGGTGGTCATGACAGGGGTGGGGCTGGTGAGGCTTCATGCTGCCTCCCGTTCGAGGCCGAAGCGATGAGCAAGGATTGCGCGGCCGATAAGCTCGGGTATCTGCGGGACTACGGCGTTTCCGAGGGCCGTAAGTTCGTCCACCGATCCGGTAGGCCCATCATGCCCTCGACACACGAACGGCAAGGCACCCCTTTGAAAAGCATCGACAAGGTAATTTGCTTCCCGATACGCATCCGGCGTTGGACTGACACTGTGGACACGTCGCCCCGACTGCGGTTGTCCGACGCCAGTGGAGTTCGCAAGAATCCAGGCCCGATCCCTTCGGTGAGGGGCGCCAACGGCGCTAGCTGGTATGCAATGCCATTCCGCATCATACCCGAGCGAGGCCAGCGCGCCGAGAACGTCTCCCATCCATCGATCAAGCAGCTCTGGGCTGTTTTCCACGATGACAAAGTTGGGTCGAAGCTCGCGAATGAGGCGGAGGTATTCATACCACAATCCGCTTCGTGCGCCGGCGAGGCCAAGTCCGCTTCCGCTGGACGACAGATCCTGGCAGGGGAACCCTCCGCAGATGACATCAACGGCAATTCCATCGGCAGCAAGTCGCTCGCCGGTAAGCTCTCGCACGTCCCGGTAGCAGGGGACGTCGGGCCAGTGCTTTGCAAGGACACGGCGGGGGAACTCCTCTATTTCACAGAAGGCGACGGTCTCGAAACCGCCCGTGCGCTCAAGCCCAAGGCTGAAACCGCCGATCCCCGAAAAGAGATCGAGCACCCGCAGCTTCTCGCGCGGTTGATCGCCCTCCCCTCTCATGGGTGCAGAGTGCCGATTGTCGCCCATAATCTAGGCCGCCCGCGCATTGTCGAAGACGGGGCCGTCGATCTGCTGCAACGCTATGTCGCGAGCCTCAGGACAAGCGCGGTTCCACGCGGCGACGATGGCGTTCGCCTGTGCGAGAATGACATCGTGATCGCTGCGAACGGGCTTAGGTTGCAGCGACGGCGGGTTGAGCGCTCGGCGCACAGTGTCTACACTGAGACCCGTTTCTTCTGCGATCTGCCGAGGGATGCCGGTTGGCCTTCCGCCCTGAGGGCCACTTTTGGGTTTCGACGCAATTTGCTGCGAAACCACCCGGCGCGCTTCGAGCAATTCAGCGTAGCGACGGATATGCTCGTCGCGCTGTTCCTTGGTGAGGTCGAGCCGGTGAAGGTTTTCGGCAATCTCCCACAGTTCGGCGGCAATGGCGTCGTCCTCGATCTCTATGCAGTCGATATGTGTCCAGCCCAGCATAGTGGCCGCCGCGAGGCGATGACGCCCCGCGACCAAGACAGGGACGCCAGAAACAACCGCCCCGTCGATGACCATTTCGTCAACAACCCTTATGCTGATGGGTTGGCGCAGGCCGATGTCCTTCATCGACGCAGCGAGGCGCTGCACCGCATCTTCGGAGAGCGCGCGATGGCGCTCGCCGATTTCGATGTCACCAACATGCAGGCTATGACTCTTCATGTCTCAGACCAGCGCCGGGAAGTTACCGTTGACGCGGATAAGGCGAAGCGTCCCGCCAGCCCGAAATTTGTTCCAGCCATGGAAAATAACTTCGAGTTTCGACTGGCGCGCACCCTTGCCCATTTTCAGCAAGGTTTCGCGCACGGTGAACGGGGGCTGATGGATGCGCAGCCCTTCGCCGACGCAGACCCGATCCATGTAATCGCGGGCCTCCATGACATTGATATCAGCCAGCAGGTAAAAGGCGGCGCCTACCACGGCGGGGGCAGCGAATTTGGAGGTATGCTTCCCGACACGGGCGGCATATTCGGCCGCCTTGAGAATGCCGTCGTCGGCGGCGATGCGAGCGAGAATTTGCGCGTTGGTAAAGCGCCCCGCGTCGCGGATGTGGCGCCCGTCACTCGCCTCGAAAGCGAGGATGACGCGGGCGATGGATGCGCACTGGTTTCCGTAGGTTGCCCCGTCCATATGGAGGTAGTCACCAGCGGTGCGCGCCGACCCTTGATCCAAGGTGGTGCGTGTGGACCGCTCGACGCCAAAAACCACGATCATGGGAAGAGCGAGGTTTGCATCGACCATCGCCTGCATTCGATGCTGCCCGTCATTAAGCAGCCCGTCTTGCGAAACGATGATACTTTCTCCGTTGAAGGCCCAGCGACCAGCCGCCATGTCGGCGGCGAAGTGGGCCGACTTTACCGACTTGGGAACACGATTGTCCGGGTTGCGACGCAAAAGCTCAGCGGCGACGCCGGGATTCATCATCACAGTTTCAGAAAAAACCTCGCGCTTTCCGCGCTTGATGCATTCGCTCAGCCAAGAAATGTTGGCACTTTCCAGTTGCCCCTTAACGGGGAGTTTTGCTACAGTAGCCATGCTTTGTTCTCCGGGGCGCGTGTTGCGGTTAGACGCTGCGAGCGCGCCCCGAATTTTTCTCGCAGCGAAATTGATTGCCCCGCCCAAGGTCATTCTTGGCGACCTTGCTCGGTGGGGCGGCGGGCGGCGGCAGCGGCGAGCTGCTCAAGCGTTGCAGCGCCATCCTTGGCAAACGCTTCCCAATGTTCGGGCGGAATGCTGTCGCGCTTGATCCACGACCGAACTGTGTGGACCGAAACCCGGCGTCGCTCGGCGACCGCTTCGGCGGTCCCGGCGTTTTTCACGATTGCGGAGTGACTGTGCATAGTGCAATAGTGCATTACGCACTAGCAAAAGACAAGTGCCTTTTGCACCATCCACCGCGCTATGCGAACTGGATGGACGACACTCCCGGCGAAAGACTCAAAAACGCGCGGATCGCAGCTGGCTACGCATCAACGGTTGATGCGGCTAACGCTTTGGGCGTGTCACAATCGACTTATGCCCAGCACGAGAACGGCATCAGAGGCATTCCGAAGGACAAGGCCCCCCTTTACGCAAGGCGATTCAAGGTCTCTGAGGAATGGCTCCTCTATGGCAAGCGACGCGGGGAAGCGCAGATCGATGGCGCGGAACCGACAATGCCTATTCCGCTTTTGGGCGAGGTTCCCGCCGGGCCATGGCGTGAAGCGGTGCAAAAAAGCCGTCAATTCATCCCTGCGCCGCAGGCGGGGATGCCGCGGTCTGCGTATGCTCTTAAGGTTAAAGGGGATTCGATGGATAGGGTAGTCGCGGATGGCGCGACAATCATCATTGACCCGACCGATTTTGACCTATTCGATAAGCGCTTCTTTGTCGTTCGCAACCCAGATGGCGAGGTCACATTTAAGCAGTACCGTGACGGTCCGGCGCGCCTCATCCCCTGCTCGACCAACCCCAAGCATCAGGTGATTCATATCGCTGGCGGCGGCTATGCAATCATCGGAAGGGTCATCAAAACCATATCCGACCCCTTCCTAGCGCTCGATTGATGGTGAATGCGGTGCGTCTCTATTTCGGCGAGGGCGTCGGTATAGAACGTTCCCCAATCGTCGAAACTGCCCAATTCACTTTCAATAAGGTCTTGTTGAGCGAGCGCCCTATCGCTGCGCCACGGCCCTACCGGCCTGCCAAAACAGACTGCTCGGTATAATGTCTGCAAATCCGCCTCCCGAATCGACACCCGAATGATGGAACTAAACGGGAACAAAGGTCAATGCGGGACGACCGTTAATCTGTGGATAAGCTGCAAGGGGGGAGTGCGCAGAAAATGAACCGAGGTGCCGCCATCCTATTTTCTGCAGCGCTTATGGCTGGCTGCGACGGCGCGCCCGCAACGCGCGGCGATCTAGAGCGAGAGACAGCGGACAGGATCAACAACCATGTCAAATTGCAGTCCAAGGTTGAGGACATGGAGTTGAAAATAAAGCTTTTGCGCGAAGAGATCGAATTTACTCAACGGCAGTTAGCCAAGCTGGGCGAAGTGAAATCAAGAAGCTCGGGCACCAGTTTGCAGGAGCTTTCCCTCAAGGCTCAACTCAAGGACATGACGGCGCGAGGCGCTTGCGGCCAATACCCACCTGAGCCGATCCCCGGCGGGGGCGTCTTTCTGCGCAATAAGGAATGCACGGCGAAGGATTTGCAGTGAGCCGGGCGCCAGACGGGACAAACTGGGGATGCCTGGCCATGCTATTCGTCGGCTTGGGCTTGTGGTGGTGGTCGGGCAAGGGAGGTTGTGATGACTACACCTCTGATTACTCGTGCTCATACATCAAAGAGCGGGCCGAATATGAGGTCTGGTACTGGCGGAATTTGGAGAACGACAGGCCGGATGATGAAACCTATATCGGTCGAGCGATCGGCATCAAAATGTGCGAAAACAACGCGCGCGCCTTTGCGGCTGCGATTGACGAACCTTGGAATTATCGAGCCTACATTTGCATCTTGATGGATGATGGCCGACGAATGGAAAAGCACCGCAATTTGGGATGACAGGTATCATGCCCCTACGATCCGATCTAGAGCTGGCAGCGATCACCCTGCCCCTTGATGTGGTGCTCGATCTGTGCTCAGCAGCAAAGGGAAAGCTCTCCGAAGAGACAGCAGCCCTCCTCAAAGTCGAGGTGGCGCATGTGCTGGCTTCCCTGCCAAGGGTAGAGGAGGAAGTGGTGAAGGCGATTTTCAAAGAGGCGTTCGATTAACCAGCTCGACCGGCAGGCCTAAGCGACCCAAGGCCTGCTGGGGTGGGGGCGATGCTAGTCATCGTCGGGGCGGCGTAAGCTAGGGGCTTGCGTCGCCCCAATGTGAAGTTGGGCCGCCGCGGCTAACGCCCCCGATCGGGTTCGGGTGATTCGGGTTGCAAATCCTTAAGGTGACTAACTCTTTACGGTGAGGCGCCGCGCCGAGGGCCGGAAGCTACTCGCGACCTAGAATTCCTACAATTGACCCCCAACAACCCCGCCCTCACCGGCGGGGTTTTGTGTGGATGGGATCGCCACCGCACAAAATTAGTGCATAATGCACTTGACAGCCATTGGTGCATAATGCACTATTCCTCCATACCCCGGCGAGCCGCGAGGGCCCGGACAGGTGATGGAGAGACGAAATGGGAAAAGATGCACGGGACGAGGTATCGGGCGCTTCGGCTAAAGGCGCGATCATCGACACCTACGCCATCTGGCCGAATGGCAAGCGTCGCCTTTACGCTGTCAACAACTGCTTCGCCTCGACCAGCGAGGCTGAGGCTTTCTACGGGAAGACAAACAGCTACCTTCGTTTTGTCGCTCAGGTTCGGGGCGTAGCATGAACACCCCCCTCGCTCTGACGCTCGCCGCTGTCCGCAAGTTCAAGCCCTGCGACGAAGCGATGAACCGCCTGTCGGAAACCCTGCCCAAGCGCGGGAAGATCGATGCAGCGAAGGCCCGCGAACTCGGTGCCTCATACGAGGACATCATCTGGATCGCCTCGGCCGTCGCGATGGACAACGAAGCGGTTGCCCGGCGGCTGACGGCCTACGTCAACGACTGCGCCAAGCGGGTACTCCACTTCTGGGAAGAACGCTGGCCGGATGATCTACGCCCGCGCAAGTCGATTGAAGCTTGTGATGGCTTTCTTGCTGGCACGGTCAGCGAGGCGGACTGGAAAGAGGCCGCATGGGCCGCACGGGCCGCATGGGCCGCACGGGACGCATGGGCCGCATGGGCCGCATGGGCCGCATGGGCCGCATGGGCCGCACGGGACGCATGGGCCGCATGGGCCGCATGGGCCGCACGGGACGCATGGGCCGCATGGGCCGCACGGGACGCATTCTATGAATGGCAGTTCGATCGCCTCATCTACTGGCTGACCGAGGCTGATCCCAAGGCCCTTCCGATGCCGGAGCTGGCGAAGGAGCTTGCAGCATGAACGCGCCCTTCCCGTCCGCAGACCTCGCAAAGGCACTCGGCAAGACCAGCCTGTCGCCTGAGGTGCAGCGCCAGCTCGACATGCGGGACTTCATCAGCCGTTCGCGCAACGATTTCGCGGTCCTCTTCTTCGGCGCCCGCACGGGTCAACCGCTCGCGCCCAAGCCGCTCGGCTGTAACCTCGGCTTTGCCAAGTCGGCCGCCATCATGCTCACCGATGCCGAGCGCGTTGCCCTGATGGTCCATCTTCTGGACGTCACCGAGTTCGATGCCCCCGACCTTCGCACGGAAGCGGAAACCATCCTCAACGACATTGCAGGAGCGGTGGAATGAGCCCCGACCTTATCGCCTTTCTCAAGGCTTGGCACGATTGGGCGACCAGTGGGGCGCCGGATGGGGAGCCGTTCTGGCGGAAGCACGGATTGTGCGGAAGCGCCAAGCGATTTGCCAAAACAGAGGATGCTGCGGATACCCTTTGGGAGGATTTTGCTGAAACCTTCTGGGAAGGTGCCGAATTAGAAGTAATTTATCCGTTCGGGGTCAGTGACTACCGCAGACGCTTAAAATCAGCCACCCAACACGAATGCCCCAAGCGCCTCGCATGGGTCCGTGAACGGCTGATCGAAGCCGGGGAGCTTGTCGCATGATGCTCCTCGACCCCGCACCCCTCTCCGAGCCTGTGTGCGATCCGTTCTACGACTGGAACACCCTTGGTGAGGCCATCGAGCAGCACGGTCGCGATATCGACGCCTACCAGCGCCAGCACCGCGCCGCATGGGCCGAGCGCCATCAGGAACGTCTAGCCATCATCGCCCGCTTCGGACTGCCTGACAGCCTGTTCCTGCGCGGTCCTGACCATCCCACCCTTACCGGAGCCCCCGCATGACCGCTCGCCGCTTCCAATTCACCGTCGATCATATGGTCGGGCGCCGTGAAATCGAACTGGTCGTTACCTACAGCGTGACGCCCTTTGTCGCCGCGACCTACTGGCAGCCTGCCGAGGGCGGAGAATGCGAGATCGTTTCCGTCAAGCGCGATGGCAAGGAATTCCCGCTTTCCGCCGAGGAAGAGGATGCGCTGCTTGAACAGGCCATCGCTCGCTCGGCTGAGGATTGGGCGGAGGATGCGGCCGCCGAGGCTGACTGGCGGTACCAGGAATATCGCGACCGGCTTCTCATGGAGAAATGGGAGGATCGGGTATGAGCAATCCGCATAACCCGCCCGCGTTCCCAAACAGCGGCGCTTACGGGCATACTGGCGAGTACCTCCCCGAAGGCGGCATGACCCTTCGCGACTGGTTCGCTGGGCAGGCGCTCGCGATCCTCGACCAGACCACTGCCCTCACGATTGCAAAGATGGATCGGACGACGCCTGCGGCTGTCCTCGCCAAAAACGCATACGCTATCGCCGACGCCATGCTCGCCGCCCGCGGCCCCAATCCCGGGGAGGCTGTGTGATGGACTGGCCCGCTCGCTTCCTGTGCTGGCCCATCTCTGTCGGCTTCCTGATCGCCACCGGAGCCAATGCCGACGCCGGTCACACTGGAATGACGTTCGCGTGTCTCACGGGCTTCATTGGTCATGTGCTGCTCGGCCTGTTCGGAGAGCAGCTATGATCCGCGCCTTCAACCACCATCGCCGCCTCGTCTCCGACCCGATGACAGAGGCCTATCGCGAGCAGCCCTCAGACTGGCTCGCCGTCCCGATGACTACCGTCTTGGTCGTTGTTCTCACTATCGTTTGGGCCGTGTCGTGATGATTCCGGCGCATCGCTACGCGACCGGGGCTTTCGCCGCTTCGCGGCCGAGCCAGCTTCGCCGTCTCGCCCCTTCGGGCTTCAATCCCCTTGCGAAAGGAAAATACCAGTGAACGCTCTTGTTCCTGTCTCGGCTGCGCCAGCGCTCAGCATGGACGACATCAAACAGGTGGCGCTTGCCATCGCCAAGGGAGGATTGTTCGGCTCGACCGACCCCAATGCCGTCCTGACGCTTTGCCTTTTGGCGCAAGCTGAGGGTCAACATCCCGCGGTCGTGTTCCGCGATTATCATATCATTCAGGGCAAGCCCGCGAAGAAGGCTGACGCCATGCTGCGCGACTTCATCACGTCGGGCGGCAAAGTCGAATGGCACGCGCTCACTGACGAATGCGCCGACGCCACCTTTACGCACCCGAGCGGTTCGGCGAGAATCGACTGGACATTGGAGCGCGCGAAGGCCGCTGGCATCAACAACCCCATGTGGCGCAAATACCCGCGCCAGATGCTTCGCAGCCGCGTCATCAGCGAGGGCGTCCGCACCGTGTTTCCCGGCGCGACCAGCGGCCTCTACGAAGTTGATGAGCTGCGGGACGTGGCAAGCGAAGCCGCTGCCCCGGCGCCCGCCGACGAGCCAGCGACGAAGCGCGGTCTTGACGGCCCGTACACCTCGAAAAAGGCACTTAAGGACGCCGTGGAGGCTCACCAGCGCGAGATGATGCGCTGCGGCGACGAGGACACGCTGACCTGCCTCATGGCGACCGACGACGCCAAGGCGCTGTTCGCTCAGTGCGAACGCGATGCTCCCCATTATCTGCACGGCGGCGAACCCGCCCCGCCCGAGTGGATCGGCATCTACCAGCGCGAAAAGGAAATGCTCGACCAATTCCGGATCGAAGCCGCGACCTACGAACCCGCCGAAGAAAAGGAAACTACCGATGCCTAAGAAGATCAAAGACCTCGCCGTCGCGACCGGCACCTATCGCAACTCGTACAACGAGGAAAAACGCCGTTACATGAACTGCGGCGCGCTCATGGAAGGTGACGAGGGCGGCATGTTCATCATGCTCAACAAGTACATCGACTATGGGAAAATTCCATCGCAGGGCGACAGTCTTCTTATCTCGGTGTTCGACCTCAAGGACCGCGACCAGTTGGGCGGCAACAATGCCGCCGGCCATCAGAACCAGAATGGCATGGGCACCCGCGACGATATCAGCCGCGTTCAGACTCGGGACGATCTCGACGACGACGTTCCGTTCTGACCATGGGCGCGCTCCCCAAACCCTGCAAGCCAGCGAAATATCCCGCGCACCTCGATTACGTGCGGTCTCTGCCTTGCTTGGTTTGCGGACGCAAAGCGCAGGCGCACCACGACCGCTCGGGGCTTCGTTCCAAGGATGACCGGAAGTCGGTGCCGCTCTGCGAGGAGCATCATACTGGACGCTGGGGCATCCACGGCCTCGGCAGCGTCAAGGCCTTTTATCAAGAGCATGGGATTTGGATACCGACCGAGGCGGACCGGATCGAAGCCGATGGGGTCGAGAAGGGATATTTGCCGTGCCTCACCGCGTAATCAACAACAAGGACGACCTCGACCAGCTCGTAACCTTGTTCAATGGGCTGGCACTTCCGTTCACCGCTGAGTGGCAGCTAGGCCGCGACCGATCGCTCGACCAGAACCGCTTGCAATTTCTGTGGGCTCGGGAGGCAGCCGAGCAGCGCGGAGACATGACGCCCGACGAGGTGCGGTGCGAGTGGAAGCTGATTTACGGCGTGCCGATCATGCGGGAGGTTGCGGACTGGCGCGCGGACTACGACGCGACAGTGAAGGGCCTTCCCTATGCCCTCAAACTCAAGCTGATGCGTCGATACGATGTCACCAGCGATATGAAGGTGCCGCAGATGGTGCGCTACCTCGACACGATCCAGCGGGAGTGCGCCGAGCAAGGCATCCGGCTCACCGACCCCGACCCTGACCTCAACAGCTACCACGCGCGGTATCGCTCGAAGCAAGCCGCCTGACTTCCCCGCCGACGCGCCGGCCATCCGTCAGCGAAGCGCGATCCCCCATTTCGCTGACGGTAGAAGGATCAAGACGATGGACACCCCCGAGACAGCAACGGTCGAGGTAACGCAGTGCATGACGAAACGTCAGAAGCAATGGGCGACCCGGTACGCCCGTTACGGTGAGTCCGGACTTAAACCCCGCCCGCGTTCTGAGCCTGTAAAGCCGGCACCTGACAGGATGCTCCATAGCCGCCCTATCCCGCCGTTGGGTCCGGACGACATCGCCCGCTTCTGGGCGGAAGTCGAGAAAACTGACAATTGTTGGAACTGGCGACGCAGCGTCAGCGGGAATGCTACGCATCGGTACGGCGACTTCCGATGCGCGGGCAAGTCCTACCGCGCACACCGAATTTCCTATCACATCGCCCATGGGGGGATTCCAGACGGCATGGTCATCGACCATCTGTGCCGCAACGTCCGCTGTGTAAACCCAGCCCATCTGGAAGCTGTGACGAGCGGCGAGAATACCAGGCGTGGCCTATCATTTCCGACGCACTGCAAGCGTGGGCACGTACTTTCGGGCAGCAACGTCCGGCTCGTCGGGCATCAACGCCGATGTCGCGCGTGCCAGCGCATCCGAACCCAAAAATGTCGGGAGAAGAAGAATGGTTGAGGTCACTCAAGCTGACCACGATGCGGCGCAGGAGTATATGCGGCTCTTCCCGGACCTTCGACTGCCCGAAGCCTTCGCCCGCCACCGCACCTGCGCCACCCGACAGGATGAGTTGAGGGAGGCGCTGGCGCACGAGGAACGCAAAGCCGTCCTGCAAAACAAGCGGGTCAACGACGCGATCCAGACCGCTCTTGAGCGTGGCGAGCTGACCGTCACTGGCAACGGCTATCTCGCCGCCCTTTCGGACAGCAGCACCCGAGAGGAGAGCGGGGCGGACACCAACGCGGGGGACGCGTTGAGGGAGGCAGGCTGGTCCTATGTCGCCGCGCTTCCCATGTGGTCCGTTGCAGTCGTCACCGACGGCGAGCGCGTTGCCATCGCTCAGAAGGCCGAGGCGGACTTCGACGGCTACTATTGGGCTATCGAGCCTGAGGATGCGCTTGACTGGGAGCCGACCCATTGCATCGCGCTTCCCGCCGCCCTCTCCGCTTCCCCCGAAGGAGAGGGGTGATGGCCTATCCCAAAATCCTGCCGTGCAAGTGCGGCAACGCCGATCTGGAAATCTACAAATACGAGAATGGCTGGCAACACGTCGAATGTGACGAATGCCACTATATGGGGCCGGGACAGGGTTCAAAGTTGTGGGCCATCCGCCGCCATAACGAGCATATTCGTGCCGTTGCTACCCCCGACAAAGAGAAGGGCGCAGGGCAATGAGCCGCGACCTGATCGAGCGGCTGCGAGCCGATGCGGCCAGTAGCGGTGAAGGCTACCAGTGCGTCTGCTATGTGCGGACGATCAACGAAGCCGCCGACGAGATCACCCGCCTCCGCGCCGAACTCTCCTCCCTACGCGGGGAGGGGGAGCACACCGTACTGGAGGTGTTTCGCGCAATAATGGTCGCCAATGGCGATACAGACCCGGGTGGCGCGTCCAAGGGCATGTTTGAAAACCTCCATCCGAACGAACGAGGATATGTCGAGGCAGTTACTGCCGCCCTCGCCTCGATCCCCAGCACAACTATAGATTCTCAACCCGACCGTGCCGGAAAATCCGCCAGCGTTGCACGGAGCCCCCAGACGCTGGCGGGAAAGGAATAGGACGATGACTTATGGATCGACCTCCCGCAACTTTGACCGCCTGACCCGCTCTGCGCCCCGCGAGACGCAGGCACAATGGTCTAGGCGAACCGGCCCCCTCCTCCCCTTGGAACAGCCCCGCAAGGGATGGCTGGGGAGGATATTCGGGTGACGGCGCCCGCGCGTGTAACTCAGGCTGACTATGACCGCGCGGTGAAGGCTTGCCGTGATGGCGGCTATCAGGGCGCGCGCATTCGGATTGACCTCGCCGCGCAAACCATCGACATCTTCCTCGGCGACGCCGCGAGTAGCGCGCCGCCCGACCACACCGAGGATGATGACTATGACTAAGGACTGGCCTCCCCCGCATGTCAGCATTGTGACCGATCGGCACGGCAAGAAGCGGTTCCGCTATCGCCGCGCCGGAGTGAAGGGCGGCTATATCGGCGCAGAGCCGAAAACGCAAGAATTTTGGCAGATTTACGCCGATTTTGAAGCGCAGGGCGTGGCCGAAAAGCAGCCCGTCAAGCGCGAGTTCAAGCCCTATAGCATGGACGACTTGGCCGCGAAAGTGAAGCGCACGCGCAAATGGAACGAGATGCTCCCGCGAGGGCAGGCCGTCAAAGGCCGGATCATCGAGCGCCTGCTCGACAAGCGCAACAAGGCTGGCACGCGGCTCGGCGACCGCGACGCGCGCACCGTGACGATTGCGACCTTGGACGGCATCCTCGGCAAGCTGACGCACGGAACCGCCGGGAACTTCCGCAAGGAGATGAAGCGCCTGTTTGCCTATGCCGTGAAGCTGAAATGGCGCGCGGATAATCCCGCCAAGGACACCGACCCGGTAAAGCAGGGCAAAGGCTGGCACACATGGACGAACGAGGAAATCGAACAGTACCGGGCCACGCACCCCTATGGGACGACGGCCCGGCTCGTTCTGGAACTGGCGCTCAATACGACGGCGCGCCGCTGTAATCTGAACGACCTTGAGCGACGGCAAATCGTTGGAGACAAAATCGAGGTGGCCCACGCAAAGGGCAATGACGAAACCAAAGTGCCGATCCTGCCCGAGACGCGGCTCGCGCTCGACGCGATGCCTACGACCCACATAAAATATCTGATCGTCGGCGCCCATGGGAAGCCGTACACGGTCGAAGGATTGGGCAACAAGATGCGTCGCTGGTGCGACCGCGCCGCCCTTCCCCACTGCTCCCTTCACGGCCTGCGGAAAGCCACCAGTCGCCAGCTTGCCGAGTCGGGTGCGAGCGATGCCGAGGGCCGCGCCGTCACCGGGCACAAGAAGGACGCCACCTTCGCCTACTATGCCGCGAAGGCCAATCGCGAGGCGCTTGCGGACCACGCCTTGTCCAACCTTGTAGCTAGCCGGATTGTCCAACCCGAAAAAAGCGATGGAACTACAGATGCTTGA